TATTTTTACACCAAGCGCGTGAATTGCCTCGGCACACGATGCTACGGCGAGGTGATGCACGCGCCCAAAACGAGCCCCAAGCACGCCGTAGAGCTTCACCAGCACCACCAGCGGCTGAGGGCTGATCTTTGTTCGCATTGCCATCAGTCAGCCTCCGGAACGCGCTGGTGCCGAAGAATCAGCACGGTGTAATCAGCCCACATGCCGCCGTACACGTCGCGGGTGGATTTCTTGTTGTATCGGTGATGCAGGAATGTGCCTGGGGCCGGGTGCAGGCCTGGCTCGCTGGCGAGAAGGCCGTCGCCCAGATAGATGCCCGCATGATTGGGTGCGTCTGCATTGATCTGCATGACGATCATGTCGCCTTTGCGCGGCTCGGCTACGGGGTAGAAGCCGGCCTCCTCGTAGTACTTCTCGTAGAGGCTTTCACCGGCGTTCCACCAGCCGTCCCTGCGCGGATAATTGGGCAGTTCGATTCCGTGCTCGCGAAGATAGTAATCTCGGCACAGCGCGTAGCAATCGAGCAGGCCGTGACCGAATTCGCGGCCCACCAGCGGAGCCTGGTAACCTTCGGGCTTGAACTCGAAGTACTCGCCCGACGGCCAGCTGACGATCCCCCAAGGCTTTTCGTGCAATTCGCAGCTCACCCGATCCGCCATGCTCGGTACGGGCGGAACGTCCGGATGGCTATGGATGATCATTGTCACCTCGCCTCGGTCCTCCGCGTCACACTTATCCTCGGGGTTGATGATGAAGTGCTCGCTCGGTGTCTTGGCATCGTTTCGACATGGAACGTACTTCAGCCGCCCCTCCTCACGGATCACCACGCCGCAGCTTTCCTTGGGAAATTCCGCCTCAGCGTGCACCTGAATTTGTTTCAGCATCACTTTGTTCATGGTTTGCCTATCCGATGAGCGCGGCGCCTGGTGCGCCACCGAACGACAAGGGGTTGCCCTTGCCAAAACGTAACTCGCAATCACTCGGGCGGCCGCCGCAGCGATCCAGCGCTGGGTCGTCCACTGGGTTGCCGTCGAGGTCGAACATCTTGATGCCGGTGTAGTTGCAGTCGGGGCCGCGGTACTCGCCCCAAAGGCACCATTCGCACCGGTTCATGATCAGGCCGCCCGGCAACCTCTGACCTTTAACAGCGGTCGGAGGGGCTAATGAAAACACCACCTCTTCACGCAACAGGCTGGTGACCTGGTTGATATAGGAGATGTCGAGCCTTTCCATGGTGCTGGCCGTCGGGTTGCCCTCTGGGAAATTCGCAGGGTCTAGATATTTGACGTAGGTCTGTCGAACCGTCAGCTTGACCCCGCTCATCCCCTGAAAGCGCCGGCATAGCGCTGTAATCGTTCCGTCGATATTGCTGATCTTCAGCATGGGGGTGGAGTTGTTGCCCTCAACGCTGCGCCCAAAGCCGCCCGTTTCGTAAGGCATGGGCAGGTATGTCTCACCCTTCCAGATGATCGGCGTGGACTGCTGGTGCGCGTGGTACCGCAAGATGCCCATGTCCCGCGCCTCACCATCCAGCTCGATCAACTGGATAATCGCGCCGGGCTCTAACTTCTGATCGTCCAAAGTGATCATGGGTTGAATACCTGCTGGAAAGTGGTGCTAAGGGTGTACTTCTTGTTGCCGTGGGTTTGCAGTTGCCAGCCTCCGGTGGTGATGAACGCCCCCTGAACCTCAAGCGGCGGAGTCCACAGAAAGTGATTTGCCCCCTTGTGCCGTTTGAAAAACTCTCGGATCGGCTTGATATAAGCCTCCCCGCCCGTGAAGGAAACGGTGTACGCGCCAGCGACATTGTTTATTCCGACCGATAATCGCTGGCTGTAGCCGTTACCGAACTTTGACTCAAGCACGTCAGGCTGATCGTCACCGGAAGAGCCAACCCGGGGCGACCAGTTGAATACCTCTGCCATCAGCTGTTTCTCCGATTGTTTGGATCAAGCAGGCCGTTCTGGCCTTTTTCCTGCTGAATCACCTGCCGGGCGATCTTCGGCATTTCGGAACGGGCGGTGGCCAACAACGCGATACCCATCTGCTCGTATCCCTCGGGAGCATTGACAGCTCCGCCGGATCCGTCACCATTGATGTGCAAGTGAATCTCCGGCGCGGCGCCAAAACCACCACCAGCGACAACGCTCTTCGCATTGAATGATGGAGAAACCCCAGGGATACCAACAAAGCCGCCAGCGGAATAGCCAGGCTTTCCGGTCCGGTTAAGCCCAATGAGGTAGTCCTTCATGCCAGGCTGATTTACCACCTCCTTGCGGATCACGACCTCATCGCCGTGGACAACACCCTTTGGTTCCAGCTTGCCACCTGGGCCTGTCCAGCCACCCTCAGAGAAACCGGCCAGCGCCATGCCGGCGACCATGCCCGCATTGGCATAACCCGCAGCAAGCAGTGCCGCGCCCACCGGAATACCACCTAGGATGGTCAGTTCTGCCGGAGCTTTGGCCGCAGCGATCTGTGCGTTCATGATGATCGACGCCACCGCGAACGCCTTTTGCGCTACAAACAATGCCTTGTACGCGCCGGACTGCTCCCCAGCGATCTTGCCAACCATATCGGCGGCCTGGCCTGACAACTCGCTGAAGGTGCCGATCACCGCCACTTTATAGGCGCCCTGAATGTCAGAAAGCCTCGCCTGATTCGTCTGGTTGATCTCGACGACCCGGTCCAGGTACTGCTGCTCGGCGGCGAGCTTCTGCTCATTGGTGCTTTGCTGGTCGGCCAGGATCTGATCGCGCAGATCTGCCTGCATGGACAGCTGCTTGTCGTTCCACTTTTTCAGGGCTGCTTCAGCCTCGGCAATCTTTACCAGCTCACCAGAAGGACCGCCCACCGATGAATCAATGCCACCGAACTCCGGCGCCTCGGTAACCGTGGCTTTCGAGATAGCGTCAGCGCCAGCGCGATAGTCGTCCGACGATAGCTTGCCGGCACGGTTGGCTGTTTCCAGCACCTGCATCCGTTCTTTCGTCGTTGCGAGCAGGGCTTGCTCTTTGGTTTGAAGGCTAGACATCAGGCCGTCATAGGCCTTTCTGGCATTTAGCGCATCAAGCTCAATAGCCTTGCCCTGAAGCATGACCTTGTTCTTTTCCGACAGCTTCGACAGCTCGCCCGTGGAGAGCTCGTAGCGAAGACGCCCTATCTCGGTGGTTTCACCGTAAAGCGCGACCTGCTGGGTAAGGTTGTCCAGGGTTTGCTTGTATGCATTGTTGAGCTGCTCAGCTTGCCGCTGGATGTCCTCCGAGGCTTTTTTGGCTTTTTGCTGAGCCTCCTCAGAAGCCTTGGCCGCCGTTTCAGACCCCTTGATCGCGCCGGCCAGAATGCGCCAGCCCTCGGCAGTACCCTGGTCAACGCCTTCCCGTTCAATCCTCCGGTTCACCTCGCCAACCAGGTCGCCCCCATCTCTGACGGAGTTCAAACGCTCAACGAGGGTTTTCGTGTAGCTGTTCCAGCTCTCAATAGTCTTCTTGTCGGGCCCCGCAATCTTTTTCAGCCCGGCGCCCGCCTGGCCCGCAGCGGTGGCCACATCGTTCAGGCGGGCGGTGAGCATATTGGCGACATCACCGTAATCGCCGGAGGCTTTGATCGCTTCGCCATACGCGGATGCAGAAGCATTAATAGCCTTGGTCATCTCCTCGTTTGGACCGATTGCTGCGACCAGTTGCTGGCTTGCCGAGTCGATACCCTGGCCGCCGGCAATGCGGCGATTGAAGTCCGTCACCGCCCGGTCGCGCTGGAATGGGTTGGCCGAGTAGGTATCGCCCCACTTGTCATTGCCTTGGGCGGCGGCGCGGATCTCGCGCAATGCTTTCTGCGCTGCCACCTGGGCATCGGCTTGCTGCTGAATCACTCCATCGAGTTTGTATCGAGCCTGCTCTTTGCCGAGCGCAGCGAACTCTTTGCGCAACTCCTCTACAGGTCGCTTGAGATCGACGGTGGCCTGCCGAGCCTTGTCACTGTTGTCCCGAAACAGCAGATAGCTGGCAGCCACTGCTCCAGCAGTAACAGCTAGCCCGACTGGACCACCCATTACCCCAAGAAGCGCTGATCCGGCACGACCAGCCAGCGACGTCGCAGCCGTTTGAGCGGCCTGCGCAGCAGTTTGCGCGGCTGTCGCTTGTGTATCCGCAAGCCTGGCCAGGCGCAGACGACTGAGTGCGGCTGTATGGGCATCGGTAAACCTGGTCGCGGCAACCTGTGACTCTGCGGCGACTACTTCTGCGGCAGTGCGCCGGGCGGCAGCGGTGGCCGCATCAAGCTGAGCAGTAGTCCGCCCAATTTCAGCGGATCGAGCTTCGCGCAAAGCGCTGACTTGGTCACGCAATCCCTTAATTAGCTCGCCTGACTTCAACCCGATATAGGCAGCGCCAGCAGTTAACGCCGACGCGGCGAGGACATCCATGTTCTTGGCGACAAGATCAATCGCTCCAGAAAGAACCGCAGTACTGCCTGTTGCTGTGTCAGCTCCTCCAATCCAAGCCTGGAAAGCATTTGTCAGGGCCGTAGTCGACCTGCTTACGGAAGGAGGCATTGCCTTGAACTCAGCATTCAAAACGCCGAGCTGGCCGATCAGCGCAGGGACAAGCTTATCGATGGTTATAAGGCCCTTATCAGCCATGGCCTTGAGTTCACTTCTGGCAACTCCCATTCCTGCTGCAAGCGCACGCAGGACTCGATCACCACTGTCAGCTATGGAGTTAAACTCCTCGCCCCTGAGCACCCCTTGGGCTAGGGCCTGGGCGAATTGCGTGATGGCAGAGGAGGCCTCCGTAGAACTTGCACCAGACACCTGAAGGCCTACAGAAAGGGCTTCAGTCACTCCCAAAACGTCCGATGTGGAATATCCGAACTCACGCATCGACGAAGCTGATCGACTGAACAAGCCAGCATTATCCGAGAACGACGTGCCAGTCCTCTGGCTGAGCTCAAAAAGCGATTTCTGGCTAACTGCAAAGTCTTCTGTGCCGGTAGTCGCTTGCTTCAGTCGCGCGTTTACTTGGTTCCAGGCGTCAGCCTGATGGATCACATTGCCAACCGCCAGGGCGCCGGCCATCGCCGCTGCGTAGCTGCCTACTGTGGATGTAAGGGATTGCATAGCCGCACCCTGGGCGCGAACGGCTGCTTCCTGCGAACGCCACGAGCTGGTTGCATCCCTATTCCCAGAAGTGATTGTTCTGAGATAGCTCTGCCCCATGCGACTAGCGCGGGCCATTTCGCGTTGATACGCACTTGTTTCAGCGGAAACACTTACGATCAAAGAACGAAGGGTTTGCCCTGCCATGCTTTTCTCCAGGCAATAAAAAAGCCCGCCGAGGCGAGCTGTTTTTACAGTTTTAACTATGAATCAATTAAGGCTTCTTGTAACAACTAAGAAACCACTTGTTTTCAAACTCTGAAATCGTGCGATCTTTCAATACTGGATCGGTAACCCTGGGTTGCTCGAAAGCATCCGAAATAATCTTGCTTGCAGTAGGCTTAATCGCCTCAGGCGCCTTGTCTGTGAACTCGATCAATGACGACATTGAAACGCCAGATTGCCTTGCAGACATTATGTTCCGCGCAGCCTCTGACATTTCCTTGCACTCAGCAGCGTCTTTAGCGAAAGAAGCCGCCATCACTGAACTGGAAGCCACAAAGCAAATTACTCTTAATATCCTTTTGTTCATGCCACCCTCAGTATCCAGAGCAAAATCCAGAGTCTACCACGGGCAGATTTCAATCAACTTTTAGCGCGACCTTGTCGGAACTTGCCATCAGGAAAGCCTTGAACAGCTCGACACCCTCCTCTGCCTGGGCTGCCTCATCTATTACCTTTTCTGGTTCTTCCTTCCACTTCGGCAACAAATCAACAGCCGAAACCTTCGCGCCCTGGGCCTGGAATACCGACGCGGCAATGATCGACGCCTGGATATCGCCGCGGGTGTCGCTTAGCGGAGACTCCTGGTTATAGGCCATCCAGAGAAACAGCTCCTCCGCGCTCATCCGTGAGCGCAGGTCCTGGAGCGTCATGCCAAGCCGGAGGGCAAGAGTCAGCATAAATGCCAACTCCGGCTCCTCCGTCAGTCGTTTCCCGCAGCATCCACCGGATCTTGCGCGCCAGCGCCGGCCGCTACGCCACTCAGCTCGAAAACCTTGCCGACGAGCCGGTCATGCACTGGGCTGAAGGCATCAGCTACGGAAGGCACATCCTCATCCTGGAACACTCGATCATTGTTCTCATCGAGCAACGCCCGCACCAGGACAAACGCATACAGTGGAGAGGAATGAATCTCCACCCGCGGCTCAAGCGGCGCCTCCTCGACACCTTCAGTTGCTGGAGGCTGGGCCGGAAGCCCAGCATCCTGACGGGCTTCAGCAACCGCCAAAGCAGCGCGGCGGCGGTACTCAACCCAGTCACCAGCGCTCAACGCCCTGACCACGACCTTGGCGCCATCCCACTCGTCGATGGTGAGGCGCTCATGCTTGAAGTTGCGCATCGGATCCAGGGCCATGGAGCGCAGATCAGTCACGGCGCCGTTTTTTGCCCGGGCCATTACGGCACCACCGGCAGGTCGAAGGATACGGCGCCAGTGATACGCACGTTGAACGTGCCGTTGACGGTACCGTTCGGTGCGGCGTCCCAGGTGAACTGGGTTACCAGGCCGAGGAAGCTCGAAGACGAGCCGTCCTTGAACAGCGACTTGAAGGCGCGCGGCTCACCATCATCACGAGCAGTACGCAGCACGGTCTGGGCTTCGTCGTCCGCTTTCCAGTTACCGGACATGCTGAAGGTGCCGTTGTCGGCCAGGCCTACGGTGAACTCCTTTGCCTCGCTGGCGAGCACCGTTACTTCGATCTCATCCGACTGCCCGCCCTGGAACTGCGGCTGTTTGATCGTTACGGACAGATCGGCCCATTCAATGCCGACCGCCTTGGGGTCGAGCGTGGTGGCTTTGGAAACGCTGAGAGCCGTGCCCTGCGTCTTGACGAACTTCGCTTTCGTTGGAGTTTGAACGGCCATGTGGCCTCCTATGGTTGCAGGGTGTATTCCCAGCTCACGCTGAAAAGTTTGGTGTCGTTCTCGAACACATCCGCCAGGCGGTCTGCGCTGCCGGTGGTGAAGTCAGCGTCATCCGTAGTCATCGCGGTAAAGGCCTGGCCAGCAAGCGTGAGCGCCTCGAGGAAGCTCTCCCCCCATGCGTCGAGCTGAATAGTGAGGTCGCTGGAGCCATCCCAGCCGGCGAGTGTGAAACCGGTGGTGGCGCCTACCGTTTGAATCACCAGGCGTGGCTGGACGGCGTCAACCGGCGCAACGCCGAAGTACACTCGCCCGTCGACCAGAGGCGAAAGCCTGTCGATGAGTGATTTCTCGATCATTGGATTTACCGGGTGATGGCGTTGTCGATGCCTTCGGCCAGCTTGTCGGCGACGGCCTTTTCGATCTGAGGCAGGCTGCCATCCCAAGATGGTCGAATGAATGGATGGGCCTGCATCTTAGATGTGCCCAGCTCCAGGAACTTCCAGTAGAACGGTGATTCGTAATCCGTTTTCGAGGTTCGCCCTTTTTTGCCGGGACGCTTGAGCGCCTTGGATTGTTTGCCCGTTGGATTTTTTACGCGAATACCGGCAGTAGCGCCGCCAGGCGTGTCAGCCTGTTTCACGCTGACCGCAATAATGTTTTTCTTCAATTTTCCCGTGCGAACTGGTGCAGTACTTCGGGCCTTGTCCCTGGCCACCCTGGCACCAGCCATAACTGCATCCCTGGCAATCTTGTTGCCCACGGACGTGGCCAGGCGTTCGAAATCGGCCTGCAGCTCACCAAGCCCCAGAACTGTCAGCGATCCGTTGCTCATTTTGGCTTCACCGTTTTGCACATGAGTTTCAGCGTGTCGCGCTGGTTGGTGGCCAGCGGCGCGATGATTTCGTAAGTGGTGCCGTCGTGCACCAGGTGCTGGCCCGCCACCACGTCCTTGCGGTAGCGGATGTTGATCTCGGCAGTGACCGTGACCTGCATCTGTGACGCAGCCTCGTACATGCGACCGGAGGGAATGTTGATCTCCGCCCAGAGCTTGCCCAGGTCACCCCAAACCTTCGAGGGCTGGCCGAGGGCATCCTTGCCGTCGATGTAGCCACGGCGCATGCAGCGGTGACGCATTGGGCCGGCTCTCATCAGTAACGCTTCCTGTACATGAGCAACCGCTCAACAGCCAGCGGTACGGTGGTTGATATGGTGCCCATCGCCACGCCTTCGCGGTTTGCGAACCAATGGCCAACCAGCAGCAGAATGGCCTGTTCTACGTCTGGGGTAATTCCCATCTGATCAGGCCCGACTGGCGCTGCTTCGACCAATTCCCGATCGCAATGCATAGCCACATGGGACTTGGCGGCCTCAATGTATCCACCGATGAGAGAGTCTTCCTCATCGTCGTCCACCCTGAGGTGCAGCTTCACGCGCGCCAGGTCGATCATTTACTTGTTCTCTTTCGGGGCCGCCGACTTCGATTGCTTGGGCGCTGTCGACTTAGTCTGTCCGTCATCGTCAACTTCTTCCGCCAGCCCCTTGCCAATCAGGGTATGGGCATATTCGTCGTCGACTTCGCCAAACACCTGCCCAGCTTTCACTGTGGTCGATTCGGCACCCAGCAGGGTCGCGTTACCGACGAACCCCCAAACTGCTTTGATTTTCATGTTGCCTCCTGAAACGAAAAGGCCGGCACAGGGCCGGCCATTGCAAGCTGAGGGGATTACGCCGCGGCAGCGAAGCGACCTTTGACCAGGCCTTCACGGCGGCGTACACCAAGACCGAGGCGCTCTTCAACCAGCAGGGCAAGTTCGTTCTTGATGAATTGATCGTTGATCAGGCCCATCTTGAACAGGAACGACATGCGGTCGAACAGCACGGAAGAGCGCGCGAAGTTCGCCACCAGGAACTCACCGCCGGTATCGACATCACCCTCATCGACACTGTCCGAGGTTACAACCGGGCGACCCCAGAGGACGGGTGTAACCAATCCTTGCAGGTTCGCGAACAGGTAGCGGTTCTCGCCGTCCTTCTGAAGCTCGATGTTCATCCAGTCGAGCTCGGTCATCACAATGCCGTCGGCGGAAAGCATCGACTGCTTGCGAACCTGGTAGATCGCGCGGCGCACCAGATCGATGGCGGTATCGCCAGCCTTGGTCAACGTCGCGTCGTACACGGTGGCCTGGGTCATCAGGCCATTCAAGTTCTCACCGGTGCCATCACCCTTCAGGATCTGGCGCTCTTCCTCGAGCTTGAGGTCGTAACGCAGCAGTTCCTGCAGGTAGGCCATCAGTTGAGGAACGTCGTCCAGTGCCTCGTCGGTCACTGGCATCCAGACGGCGATCTTCTTGACTCGATCGGTTTGGGTTGTGAAAGTCACGTTGCTGGTGGGCTTCAAACCGCCTTCGGCAACCGGCGCCGCACCGCGGGTGTGCAGGTTTTCTTTGAAATAGGTGTAGTTCTGGCCAGACACCGGCACCGTGGTCAACAGATCGCGGATGCGCAGTTCCTGGCGGATGCCGGGCTGGATAACCGGATCGTAGTTAGGAGCAACGATGCCGGCGCTGGTGACCTTCATTTCCTTCATGCTGGCCATGTCGGACTTGGTCACTTCGATATCGGCCAGGGAAACGCTCTTCGCCTGCAAAGACTTGTAGGCGTCGTCATTTTTCACCAGATCGATAAAGCTCTTGGCCTCGCCCGGCTGGCTGCGCAGTTTAATGCCCTTCTCTTCCAGCTTCTGAACCTGCTCGATCACACGCTCGATTTCGCCCTTCTGCTTTTCGATCTGCGATTTCATCTCGGTAGTGACGGTGTTGCCTTTTTGCATCTCATCGGCAACAGCGTCGTATTTTTTTTGCAAGCCAGTGAAACCTTCCTTCAGCTGGGTTTCAAGCGTGGCTTTTACTTCTTGGATTGGATCGGTCATGGCGACACCTTAAAAAAATTGTCAAAAGTGGTGGAGAGTGATTTCAGCCCTTCCACGATCGCCGTGGCCTCAGTACCACCATCGCGGTGCACTGCGGAGTAGCCGAGCGAGGCGACTGCTGCCGCCTCCTTTTGGGAGAGCCCCATGCGATCGCGCAGGGCCTTCTCAAAAATCCTGATATCCGACTTCACGTCGGTAACCTGTGCCTCTGGGTTCATGCCGAAGGGCACCAATGACGCCTCCCAGAGTTCCGCCTGTTTGATGATTCGGATGCTGCGGCCCTCACGCTCCTCGTATGCGGCGAGGATGGTGTTGAAGCCGATCGACATACTGTCGAGCGTGCCCTCTTTCATCAGCTCGTAGGCATCACGGGCATAGCTCACCGCCAGGTTAACCTTGCCCTTGATGTAAAGGCCGTGACTGTCCTGGGTGAAGTCTGCTGAACCGACAAGACGTGTAAGGTCATGGAACAGCGCCAGCTTCAGGCGCCCAGCGCGCGTGGTCTTCACCTTGGTGAACGCACCCGGGAGAATCACGTCATCACCCAGATCGACGTTGTTGAACACTGCCGCGTAGCCTTCGAAGTTGCCAAGTTCATCACTGGCCTTAACTTCAAAAGGGACTTCAATCTTGCTTCGCATTGGTCTGCATCTCCCACCGGGTGACCCGGTCGTATTCTTCGCCAGCCAGGCGGGGCTCGTTTTCTTTCTCGCGGACGGCGTTGATGCTTAACCAACCAGAACCACCAGAACCGCCAAGCGCTGCCTTGTAATAGGCCGCTCGGCCCGCGCTATCTGCGCGCAGCAACCCCTCGACAATGAACTCCACAAACTGGGGTTTATCGCGGAAGAGCTTGTCGTTGATTTCGTCCTCGATCGCGTCGAGGTAAGGCTTTAGGCCGAATGTCACGTAACCGCTGGTTTGTTGCTCCAGGTTCGACCCCATGATTGATGTCTTGCCGGCGCGGTTGGCCAAGTACAGAGGCACGCCGTAACAGCCGGCAATCGCCTCCTCCTGAAATTGCTGTGACTCAATGAACTGGCTGTCCTTTTGGCTCAGCCCGGCCGGCACGATCTTCGGGCCGCCCTGCAAAATCCCCATTGAACCGATATCGTTGATGTCGCCTTTACGCACATCAGGAAACTTCTCCATGATCTGCGCTTGCTGGACCTTGGTCAGGAACTGGTCATAGATGACGTAGCCACCGGTAAAGCCGCCTTTGCGCATGAACATCGCTGACCAGTTTTGCGCGGTCTTGGCGAGCCCCATCGTTTCGGCCTGGTACTCAACAGGCGACAGTCCGTTGATTCCATCCATGCTGAAAAGCTTGAAATGCAGCATGTTCTCTGGCGATACCGGGGAACGATTCCCGCCGATAGTGACCCAGTAGATCAAGTCATCAGACGTATCGATCTCGACGTTGTCAGCGCTTACCGGAATGAAGCCGATCCAATCACCGTTATCGGCGCGCTCAATGATGCTGTACGCATTGCCCCGTAGCGCCATGTTCACCACTGCGCACTTTAAGAAGTTGAGCTTTGTCATGTACGGGTTGGGCTTTCTCAGCACCCTGGCCTGCCGCGACTTGGTGTCAGCCAGCACGCGACCGGACGGCGTGTCCTCAAAAATCTTGAGTGGCAGCCCTGCGGCGGACTCGCTCAGGATCTTCACGCAAGCCCATACAATAGGAATCGTGATCGCCGCCTTCGCAGTGATCTTCACGCCAGACTTCGTCCGCTTCCCGCCGGCGACCATGTCGACCTCAACATAGTTGCCAGTCGCCGGATCGGTGTAGCCGAACATGCGCCATGACAGCGGGTTGTACCAACGAGATGCCATATTCAGCCTATGAGTTCGAGCCGATAAGTCCGAAGAACCCATCAGCCAGGTAATTGTCGAGGCCGCTCTGGGCCTGGGGGTTAAGCGAGAGCAGCGAGATGGCATTGAACGCCGCCATCAATGGGTCGATCTTCGCCAGGCCCGACGCCTGCTTAGTGATAAGGATCGCGTTGCCCGCAGGCACCACCCGGGCGTTACCGCAACACCAAGCCATCATTGGTTGGCCGCCATGGACCAGGCCGCCCTCGGCCAGCTTTCGCTCAGTGGTCTTGATTGCGCCGTTTAGCTTCCAGCCCTGGCTGATGCCGATGATCTTGTCTTCCGGAATGCCAGCCTCGGCCAGCGCGTCGAGAATGGCACCGATGCCTGACGGGTCGACCCCGACCTTGTCGAGTAAGCCAGCAGCTTCGACTCTGGCAACCAACTCGGCGACCTCCTGCACGTCCTCGCCGATGGTCTCAACCAGAGTCAAATCACCTTCTACGGAGAAGTCGCGAAAGCGCGGCGCCTCGCTTTTCCGGCGCTCCAGCACTGAAGGGTGGGCCCAGGCATGCGTCCACAGCAGCCACTGGCGGGTGAGCTTGTCGCGGCCAGCAACAGCGAAACCAAGCAAGTCATCGAGGCCGCCGCCGTCAATCCCAACATCGACAACCTCAGACCGGTCAATCAGCTGCTCGAAAGTCAGGCCCTCCGGTACTGCCTGGACCTCCCAGAACTCTGCGCCAGCCCAACGATCCGAGCGCAGGTTGAGACCTATCTCGATGTTGAGGTGCTTTGCCAGAAACTGTTGAAGGGTGCCATCAGAGGCGCCCTGTTTCTTCTTGAGCTCGTCACCCAGCCACTCAGCGCTAACCGAGCGGCCTATATTGGGGTTGGTGATGTAGAAGTTTTCCGACCTCAGGTAGGCCTTGTCTTCAATCATCTGAATGGGAAATTCGTACAAAATGCCCAGGGTCTTACGGTCGAGGATCTTGCCGTCCCGCACGTTTCGCCAGTAGCTCAGCTTCTCCTTGAACACGCCCGCGGGAGGGTCATCACTTTGGGTTGTCAGAAAGATGACCCATCCCTCGTCACGAGAGATCTGGCCGCCCAGCGCTTCCATAAACATGGACTCGGCGCTGGATCGTTTACCAAAGACCCAAAGCTCATCTACCAAGACCTTGCCCGACTTCTTGCCTGACACGGTGTCTGTATCAGCTGCAACGACCTTCAAGGAGTTGCGTGTGGTGCGGTCCGTAATGGTCCTGATGTGATCCTGGATGTGAAACATCGCTGATAGCTCAGCATCCGCCCGAACCATAGCCGCCGCAGGCTTGAATGCGTTGTCTGCTACCTCTCGGGTAGGAGCCAGGATCAAATGCTCCTCTTCCTCGCGCCAGCAGAGAATCAGCGCGGTGAGCATGATGCCGGCGGCAATGGTGCTCTTAGTGTTCTTCTTACTGATCAGCAGACCGAACTCGCGTATCAGTTGCTTTCCGGTTTCAGCATCGTAGGCCCCGAAGATGCAGCGAACGAAGTTGAACACCCAATCATCACAGCAATCAGCCATCCGTGGCTTACCTGGTAGATCCGGGACGCGGAGCTCTTTGAAGATTTGCAGTGCTCGCTCGGCCTCCTCCACAAAGATCGGAGGCGGAATAATCGATTCGCGGGCGATCAACCGCCGCTCCCAGTCGGGGCATGCTGTCGACCATTCCATAGTTAAACCTGCTTACCGTTCGCTGCGACTAGTTTGGGAGGGGCCTGACGGGAGAACTTTCCAGCTGCCTGCTCGGCCGCCTTCTGCTGCTCGTCTTTCTTGCCGCCATCAGCTTTTTTGACGTGGGTGTATTGAACTGCCGCGATGGCAGCCCTCACCTGGATCGGGCTTACATCAAGCTGGCCCAGGGCGATCTTGGTGAGAAGAGACAGCATGTCCATCTCTGGAGCCTGGACCGGTACAGCCTTTTCGCGCTTCAATGCGCCGCCGTGTGGTTGTGCCTCGAGCTCCACGGACACTGCGGATGTTTTTGCTGATTCCGGCTCGACCTTCTTTTTCCGGCCAGCACCCGGCCGAGCGCCGCCAGAGTTGGGGCGAGCGCCCCCGCTCTTGCCTTTAACGCCTGCCATTTGCTGAATTCCTTTTTCAAAAGGGGGAGAAAATCTGCGCGTGAGAGGGGGAGTGGTCTGGAGAAAAGTCGGTCTCCATAATTTGACCGCCCCCTGGTCTCGACGCGGGGAATTGGCGTGCCGCATCGGGGATGTGACGTGCCACACATGGCTTCAGGCTCCCTGCGCCTCCTCACGCTGCTTCTTCGAGGAGTGGCAGGTGCCACATAGACTCATCCAGTTGGTCCGGTCCCAGAACAGCGTCATGTCACCGCGGTGAGGGATGACATGGTCGACGGTGTTCGCTGCCGTCACCTTGTCCTCGCGCTGGCAGTACACACAGAGCGGGTTCTCGTTGAGGTGCACCAGTCGGGCCTTCTGCCATTCGTAGTTGTACCCGCGCTGGCTAGAGGTGGTCTTGCCAGTCCTCCACGAACCAGGTGCCGCGGTTGCCAGTCTGTTGCCTTGGGTGGCGACCCTATTACCCAGGGTCTGGAGGCGAGCCATCAGGTCACCTTGCTCCCATCCATGTAGGTCAACGGCATGGCGTCCGGGTCTTGCTCACCCTGCTCGTCCGCCAGCACTTCGATCATCAGAATCTGCTGGCTCGCTATCTGTTCGAGCAGGGAGGTCTACTTCTTCTGCTCGGTCAGCAACTCGACCAGTAAGCAGCTCACTTGCTCGCTCATATGCCAGCCTCTTCATCTTGTTGAGCCATTCGCGCCGGGCGGCGCATCCACTGCAAGCCATCACGCCTCCAGCGAAAGCTTGATCGAGGCCAGCATCACACCAAGCGCTGCTGACTGAGAGGTATTGGCCAGCTCCACCACCAGGGATTCTACGCGGACGACCTCAGCCTGCTCTTCAGCTGGCATATCACTGACCATGCCTTTGATCTGGTAGTACTCGGCGCTGACTGTGCTCATGGTGTGGTCCTTGTTGCGCGCCACGATTTGGCGCATTCGAAAACGTGGCGCGGATTATTCGACCTTGCGGCCAGGAAGCTTGAAGTCGGTAACCCGGTCAGCAATGGCGCGGATCTTCTCCACACCCAGGAAGCCAACCCAGCCGCCGACAAAGGTGGACATGGTCTGAGGCAGGCCGAAGAACTCCAGTCCGCTAATGATGGTCAGGGTCAAACCACCGCAGATGGCACCCTCGACCAGCATCTGGCGTCGAGTGCCGCCACCGTAAGTGATCCGCAACACCGCCATCGCGGCAGACAGCAAGGCGGCGCCGATCAAAGGGAAGTGCTGGCTAAACCATGCGAACGCGAACGCCCATGTGTCTGGTTTGTCTGGCATGTTCATCTCGATATCCTCCCGGTTAGGGAGTGAGGGAATAAAAAAGCCCGCTCAATGGCAGGCATATGGCTCCGTGCTATCGTTCGGCTTCCACACAGAAAGGACGCACGCAACTCATGGAAAACGAAAAAACAGCAAGTGTTCAAATCACGTACACCACAGGGCATCGGAACCTGCCGTATGCGACAGATATCGAGACAGGCCACCACCCAATGATCTGGTTGTCGAAGGAGCCTGAACGGATCAACGAGATACCAGAACTCAAAGGTGAGCCAGAACTCAAGAAATTGATTCGCGCCATCAATGGCCCTGGCCAAGACTTCGAAACCTTCCGATGCGCGCACACAACGACGAAAACTGAAGCTGGCATCACGCGATCGATGTATGTGGCGGTTATTTTTAGGAACCGCCAGTGGGCAGAGACGCCGGATCCTTATCTAGTGCTATCCCGGAGCATCGTGATTGCTCTGGCTCACAGTGATGAGTTCCCAGATAACGCCCTTCCGTTTGAAGTGCGGCTGCGTAGGCACTGGCTGAAGGAAGAGAGTGTCTGGGCGTACACGGCAGACATTCAGATTTACATTCAAGCTCCGGATGAAGCACAAATGCGTGAGGAGTTAACCCGCCAAACCGCTTTCCTGCAAAAAATCTTGGTCCAGCCATAAATTCATTCTCCGCTACCCGATCAGGATCATTCACGCTTGATCGGGTTCAGGGCCGCTACCAGCAGGGCTTGACCTTTGAACAGGTCGGCGTGAGCCATACTGGTCAGCTTGCTATCAGCGAAAGAGTGGCCGCTCAGTAGCCGGTCCAGCTCTTCCAGTGATTCCTTGAGCTGCATCGCCTTCTTCAGAACCGTTTCGTCGTACTCGGCACGCACCTCAAGTACCAGCTTCCTGACCTCTTCGTAAGCCATGCCAACACCCATTGGGCCAGCCTGGCGAATCAGCAGGAAGGTGTCGGTGTACACCGCACCAAATACCTTGCCATCAACGTGATAGAAGTCGCTGATGGCGCCGAAGCCGAAACATACGGCGCTTACGCTTTCACACTGCTTGGTACTCAACAACTGACCAGTAACACGGATAAACACCTCGGGCAGCGCCTTGGCAAGTCCACGCAGTGCGCGGAGCAGAAGTTGGGCGTCACCAACGACGACCGCATCAATCACTGGTTGAGCATCATTCTTCGCTTGATCGGTCATTACCGTGCTCCAGAAACGACGAAGGCCCGCCGACATGGAGAGCCTTGAAATAGGTGTGAGGGTCTTTCCCCTCGGTCTGCTTGAGCCAGCCCCAATAGCACAGGAATGAGCTGCTCATGCTGCCGGTGTTATTTCCGTACGTCGCACTATCCGGCTATCGACGTCCAGGCCTTCCCGAGGGCTGTCCTGGCTACAGGTGAAACTACAGATTCTTTTTGTGGATCCGCCAACCCATGGCGACACCGGGATGCAAATACTCGCCGGTGCGCGGATGGCGCGAGAAGTCGTTCTCGCCAACTTGGCGTGCGACCGCCTCCCATGCCGTTCTGGCGCGCTCCAGCAGATTGCTTTTGGCTTTTAGCTTCATGCGCATCTCCAGAAGGTTGAACTCGAGGCAATAAAAAACCCGGCGCAGTGGCCGGGCTTTCGATGTGGTGTCGCGCTTGAAAAGCTGAACACGGTGCCATGAAAACAGGGCTATTCCGCGTGTGCAAGTTTTTTATGCGGCTTCGATGAATTTTTCCAGTGAGCAGTCTATCCATCCGACTCCCGTTTTGATGATCTCCCTGGCCTTTGCCTCGCTCATGTCGTACTTGTTGCCAATACGCTTGGCTGGCCACTTGGCTCCATAGTAGAGCCAAATGAAGTCGCCCATTTCTGGCGCACGCTTGCAAAGCCTGGCGACCGCACCATCAACGACGCTGGCCAGTTCGTCCGTGATGACGTATGACTTGCTCGTCGACGGGACCATGTCCCGCATGATCGCCCAGGACGGTGACACATAGCTCGGTACGCCCATGCCATCCATGCGCCAGAAGCCCCATTGCTCAAGCATGTACTCGGTATCGCCCAGCGGCAGACGCGAAGGTTTTCTTGTATTCATGCCGCTTTCCTCGGTGTCGGTTCGTTCAGGCCAAACAGCTCACGGAGCATCTTGTCGGCGATTTTGTTCTTGGCGTGCCCTTCGGTGATCCACCGGCGGGCGTAGTCTTGGAATCCGAGGCTGCCGCGGTGGTTTCCCCAGTCTGCGACCAGGTCCATCAGTGCGGCGGCGCCGATACGGCCGTTGGGCTTGTCGAGCAGCAGCCGGTTACCTTGTTTCAGAAAATCCCGCTCGTCAGAGGTCAGGCTTTTACGCGGCAATGCCGCCGTTACGTTACTCATTTGCGGCACTCCCGAGGCTTTTACAAACCTCCACAATCACAATTTGTGGATGCAGGGCGCAGGTCCCGCAATCCGTGGCTTGTAGCGGAAAACGTGAATATTGGAATCTAACGCCTGTCTGCTCGGCCTCAGCACCTCTGACGATCCCGTCTAACGTTTTGGAGCGAGTCATAGCTTCACACTCCGCAGTTGAAGGTATTCCCCAGGGCTTATGTCGACGCGCGCTTCCACCGAAATGGCGAACTTCCAGATTCGATAAGCCTCCGCGGGCGAGCTTCCTACGCCAGCCCACGGATGCTCTTGAGCAAAGCACCAGTAAGTCCCTCTGCGCCCGGTGATGGTCGCCTTCGGAAGTCTCCCAGTGAACCCGACCTTTCGGTGTCCAAGCCAATCGGCCACAGCCGGCCAGATGATTGCCTGCTCAGGCTTCGTGAAGTCCGTCTTTCCGTTATTTGGGTGGACCTCGGCCAAGCCATAGTCTTCATTGGCCACCCACAGCCTGAACCCGCTGGGGATGTGGACCAGGTCGTACCCCTTGCGCTCCCAGCCCCAGTCCTCGGGGAAATCTCGGATCGACGCGGCGATTCGCTCGGCTTCCGGGTACTTCGGCTCTGGAGGTGACGCGACAACAACGGCGCCCTCCGGGACGATCCAGCACTGTCCAGCCTCCATCTTTGAGCTAAGCGCGCTCAAGTGCGAACCAGGCACGAACGGTTCGGCGTTGCGCCCCAGCAGGCGGTCCAGCAGCTTAAAACTTCTCATGGCTCTTCCTTCCCTTGTACTGGCTGGAGAAGGGGCGGCTGATCTCCACCTCTTCCTGGGTGGGCTCGCGTCCGACGAAGTTGACGAACCGCCCGAACTGGCCTTGACGCTGTACCAGGCATGAGCCGGCTTCGGCTTGCCTCCCCTTATCCAGAATCAACTCGGTGACGCCCTGCTGGCCCATCTCAGAGTCCCGGTCGTAATGCACCAGGATCACCGCGTCCGCGTCTTGCTCAATCTGGCCGCTTTCCTTGAGGTCGCTGGCCTGTGGTTTCTTGCCTGGCCGATTGGCCGGGCCTCGATTGAGTTGCGCCAGCACCAAGATCGGAATCGCCAGCTCGCGGCTTAGGTTCATGATGGCGATCGACACCTTGGCTACTGCGTCAGCACGGTTCTGTGACTTGCCGTCAGTCCCGACAATCTGCACGTAGTCGATCATCAGGATGTCGAGCCCAACCTCGCGCTGGAGCTTCAACGCCTCGGCTCGGATGGCTGGCATCGTCAGGCCTGGAGTGTCGAGCAGGTAGAGCTCTGCCTCCTTGATTTTTCCGGCCGCGACGCCTATCCGGTTCCACTCTTCTTGCTCCAGGCACTTGACCTCATCCATCCGACGCAGGTCTACGCCGCCCAGGCTCGCAATGGTCCTCAGTGTCAGTTGTTCACCAGGCATCTCAAGACTTACCACCAGCCCTACGCCGTGGCCGCGAGTAGCAACGTGATTCATGATCTGCAGCCCCAGCATTGTCTTGCCGCCGCCCGGTCGACCTCCAATCACCACCATTGATTTTTGGCGCAGAAAGCCAATCAGCTTGTCCAGATCCGCCAGGCCGGTAGAGAGCTTCGGAGGCGCCTTATCGTTGAGCACGTCATCCATGTGATCCAGCACAATCGGCAAAACATCGCTCATCCGCTTGTAACCTGCTTTTCCAGATGCCTTCAGGTCACGCAGGTCGGCCAGCGCCAAATCACACTGATCAAGGATTTCATCTGCTGGCAGATCGTCATAAACGCCGCTGTCCACGATTCGCCCAAGGTCGCGAAACTGACGCACCAGCGCCCACTTCCTAACCTGCTGGGCATAGCTCTTCCAATTAGCCGCCGATGGGACGCCTCGGCATAGGTCGATGGTGTATTGGAGAGTGGATGTCCCGCTGGGCAGATAGTGCTGAATCGAGCCCAGCGTCACCGCGTCAACAGGCATACGCTGCGCATGACAGTCGCAGATCACATCGAACAGCGCAGCGTTGTCCTGGTGCCAGAAGTCGCCAGACTTCATCTGCGAGATGATCTCGTCCAGCATTCCGGCGCTTTCGTTGAGCGAGGCGATCATGATCGCGCCCAGCACGCCCTGCTCGGCCTCGAGACGGTAATACTTGTCCTCGTGGTTCATTTACGCCCCCGCGCCGATTCCCAGGTGAAACCGACCAGCAGCGCTTTGTTCTCGCGCAGCCGGTCAAGGGCTCGCTCGCCAATGTACTGGCTCAGACCTTGGGCGTTGAGGTTGGACACCACCACTGTCGGGCGAACCAGGTTGTAACGGCGATCCAGCACCTCATGCAGAACCGACAGCTCGTAGTGAGTGCCGGCCTGGGCGCCAATCTCGTCGATCACCAACAAGTCGAAACTCGCCAACTCATTGATCACATCGCCCTCGGTGTAGCCGGCGGTTCGATCCATCGAGCGCTTGAACACGCGGATGATTTCGGCTGCGGTGGTGATCACTGCCACGGCACGGTGCTGACGAATCACATGCTGGACGATGCCGCTGGCCAGGTGCGTCTTGCCGTTACCGACGTTCCCGCACAAAAGCAGGTTGCGCCCCGCCTGGAAGTGCTCACCGAAGTTGTCGGCATAGCCCTGGCAAGTTTCCAGCGCCAGGGTCATGGATGGGGTGGTGACGCGGTAGGTGGCGAGAGTGCTATCGGCAAACCGCGGCGTGATGCCGGAGCCTACAAGCGCGCTGTTGACGCTTTCGGCTTGCAGGTTGGCCAGCGCCTGCGAATGTTCGTCGCTCCCCCGTGGCGCTACGCGCAGGCCGTGGAACTGGCATTGTTTGCACGGGCGTACTGCCAGAGAGCCGTCGAACTGCTCAACCTCGGAGCGATCAACCGCGCCGTGGACCGGGCACTCGCCGGCGAAGGTGCGCTGCTCAGGCTGGCGGCGGAAATTAGAACGCTGGGCCATCTTCGCCTCCTTGGTACATATCCGGGGTGTGGGTGGGCAGGTTGTTGAAAGCGTTCGCCTTTGCCGCAGATGCCGGTACCAGCTCATCAGTCCAGCGCTCACCGTTGAGCCAAGTAGCCGCATTCGGAACGTAGCGGCCGTTGTCCTTGGTCCAGTCTTCGGAAACGCAGTGGCTACCCAGGGCGGTGATCAGGGTCTGGCGTAGCTCATCGTTCGGTTTCAGCTTCGCCCATGCCTTGATCGCTTCCTTGCGAGCTTTCTTTTTCGGGTACAACTTCCAGAACCGTTCAAACCCTTCATCCGAAAGCACTTTTTTTGCGCCTGATGCCGGAGTGTTTTTAATGCTCTTTGTATTGTTGCTCTGTGTATTGTTCCCCTGCGTGTTTTCCGAAGGGGGTTCGCCGTCTTTTCCGAAGGGGTTCGCCGCGTTTCCCGAAGGGGTATTCGGAAAACCGAAGGGGTCAACAAGTCGCAGACGACGCTCGACTACGCGCTTGCCTTCGCGGATCAATTCCACCCGCAGGTGACCCTTATCAACCAGACCGCTGATGATCTCCGAAACCCTGGAGATAGACAGGTCGAAGAATTCAGCAAAGTGGGCGTTCGTTGCATAGCAGCCGCGGGGGCCTGTCTCCAGGCTTGATATCTCGCCCAGCATGACCTTCTCATTTGGCGACAAGGTTCGATCAAGCCAGCGCTCTGCGGGAATCCAGACACCCTGGAATTTGCGTGGAGTGTCGGCAGTCATAAGTCCAACTCCCGTGTTACCCGGGCAATGAACGCTTGATAGCTCTCGGTCATGACCACTCCGCGATCCTCAAGGGCTCCACGGGAAGCTTTTGCCATGGCGTAAATCTCCCAGCGCTCACGCTCCGGCAGTTGGCGGCAGTTGGAATAGTTGGGCCAGGGGCCGGCGACCACTTCGGCAGTGGCAATGGTAACTACCGGGGTCCCGGTAGTTGATTCCAAGGGAGTAGTCATTGCAGCGTCTCCGATCCAGGCGCGTTGGCTATCGGCGTTTCGCTGGCGGGATTCGAAGTCACACCACCAGACAACCTTTCAATCAGAACGACAAGCGCGCCCATAGCATCAAGCGAGTGCGCGCGCGCGAGATCCAGCTCAATGAGTTTCGGGCAGTTACCCTTGATGTGCTCATGCGATCGGCTGATGTAGTTGAATCCAACCTGGGCCAAATCCGCCGTCGAAAGGGCTTTGAAAGCTGCGGTTGGTAACGGGCTGAGCGCTGGAGGCCGAATAGGAATAGGCAGGGATTTGGACTCCAGCCCTTCCATCAAGCACTTCCTCTGGTGGTCGAGATGGTCAGCCGAGACTTGCTGAACTTCATGCCCAGTCCTGCGCCTGAACATCACGGCCAGCGCCATGCATACTTCCATCAGCCCAACGTGACTACAATCCCGCTCGGTGATTCCTTCACCTTCAGAGACCGCCTCTACAGCGTCTGCGGCCACCTCAAAGCACATGAGCAACAGTGCCGCCTCATCGAATTTTTCGAAGTGGGCCTCATTGATGATCTCAACGGGCGCTGGTGTTGGAAAATTCAAGACTTTGCTCACAGCGCACGCTCCAGGCGCTCGACGAGCACGCGCATCTTGCGCTTCAGCTTGGTCGCGAGGTCACGCTGAGCTTTCCACCGCGTGTAAGCCACATCGGTGAAAGCAATTACGCCTTCGAACTCTTTATCGTGGGGGTTCACGCGCTTGTTGCTGTCGGCGAAGGGCCGCCCGTAGGCATCGAAGTACACGCGGTACATGGTGTTCAGTTCGCGGCGCAGCGAGTTGCGCTTGGTTTCGGCCAGTTGATACTCAACCGCAGACTCGGCGATCTGGGTCATGAGCTGTTCGTGGGAAATTTTCATGCTTGTGCTCCGTCGGCGCCAAACAGGTCAGCCAAGTCAATTTGGTAAGTGTCCATCCAGGCGCCAGCAGGCCAGCAGCGAACGAAGCCATAGGTCGGGTGGAATACTTTGGGGGCGGTAATGCCGCGGTCCTTGCACCAGCGGCGCAGAGGCACGTAGCCGGACACGCCGAACTTGCGGCCAAGCGCCTTCTCTACAGCGAGAATCGCCGCCTGCCGGGTGCCGAGGCCCAAGTCATCCTTGAGTTTCTGCACTTGCCGAACAGCCGCCGAAGCGGTGGCCATGGCCGTGGCTTCACGACGCGAACCGATCTCAGCCTTGGTTTCGATGGCATGGTCACGTTGCTCGATCGCGAGCTTTTCGGAGCGCTTGGATTCCAGCAGGTGTTCCAGAGCCGAGATGTAGTCGCCGGGCAGTGCAGGGGCTTTCACCTGCTCCTCCAGCTTTTGCCAGCGGTCTACCAGAGCGCCAGTGAACTCAGGGCTGAGCTGGGCGACCACGACAAGGCTGTCGCGCTTACCCTTCTCGCCAGAGAACAGGTATTCAGTGGCCGGCCGGCCAAGGCCGTCAAGGTATTCCACCATTGGTGGAGAACCAATTACTTTTCGCTCGGCCAGCCTTTCGATGGTGCGTTTCACACTATCGTGGCGAGACTCGACCAATTCGGCGATCTCGCGGGAGGACATGGTGACGGCATCGCCGCCATTGAATGGGGTGATAGTCATTCGCGAGCTCCCGCTGAATTCATGACTTCGCAAAAATCGTCATGCGCTTGGGCGGAGATCAGCAGCACAGCGCGCATTACCGCGTCGACGTCCAGGTGTTCGAGCTGTGGCTCTGGATCGGAACCGCGCAACGCCTCGTTGTTGATCAGGATTTTGCTCAGTTGGTTTATCGTGAGCAGCGCATTTTCCAGACGAACTGGGAGCAGGGTTTCACGGCTCATGGCTGCACCTCGGATTCCCGCGCCACGTTTTCGATCTGCGCAGAACGTGGCGCGGGAACAAGGGCCGCAATCTTCTTGAATTGCTCAAAAGCTGCCTCAAGACTCGTCGCGCCGGAATCGTCGAAATACTTGGCCAAGTCCGCCAGTACCGGAACATCAGCGCCGCCACCAGTCTCAACGTCGCGAGCGATGGCGCGAGCGATGGCTGCAACCCAGTTGCAAATATCAATGGTCGCAAGCACCTGGAACTCCGCCTCGTCAGCCAGCTCCTTAATTTCATTCGACTGGATATTCATGCTTGCTCCCTCTCTGCAACTTCCGAGGGAAGGCCTTTCTGTACGGACCAAAGAAGAGCGCTGATGCTGTCGGCGACAAACTCCAAGGTTTCCATGCCGTCGCAATAAACCATCTCGCCGTAGTTCAGGCTGTCATGCATGTGACGACAGATCTGACCGAGACCCGAAGCGAGGGTGCGGGCCTTTTGGATCGCATCGCGCGATTCAATACCGGCAACGACCTGGAGCATTTGGACACCTGTGTTGCTGATAGGTGTATTGCAAAAATCAACCACAAGTGTGAGTGAGTCTTGCGCTATGGGTTGATTGTTGCTATTTTTTGGGTGCATGAAATCGTCCTCTAGACGAAGAAGTACCTAAGCGCTTGCTCTAACAAGTGCCGATTGAGAACCCGCTGCCAGGCGGGTTTTCTGCTTTTTGGGCTATGCCAAAAACAGAATTTGAAGCAGGCGCACTATCAGGGCGGTCCTGTTGGTTGTTGCTCTGGTGCGTCTGCGTGCTTCATTCTTGAATCCTTGTACTGGGGTTACATCCAGTAGCCATAGAATACTTCAGGTATCTAGCCAAAGTGCGGCAAGACCTGCGCATCCGAGGAACACACCTCGTTACCGTCCCGGGAACTTGCTAATTTCTTTTGCCGATGCCGAGCCATCTGCGGCCAGATCCACAAAAATGGTCCTACCTGCTGCGATTGCTTTCGACAAAGCAGGTCCGGTGCAATCCAGTTCTCTCGCCGCCTGCTTCCTGCCGTTGCGCTCAATGAATTCTTCGAGTGGAATGCCGCTTGATACGGGAGTCATTGGGTGATCTGCTGGGTACTGGATGCGCATACAGAGCCATCAGGCCCACGTGCGCGGATCGGGAATTCAGTGGAAGATTCACCTACCTTGTGGCGAGCTTCGACCTGAGCAATAAGCTCGCAGAGCGAAGAGGCCTTGATCGCGCCACCGGTTACGATCTCGGCAAGCATTGCCTTTTCGGGGCTAACCTTTTGCGACCCGGCCAGCCAATAAGAAACTGTTGCTTGAGACACGCCGAGGGCATCCCCGGTCTTCGACTGGCTACCGAAATGATTTATTAGTTCGCTGATTTTTTGAGCCATGAGGCCGGCCTCTGATAAGTCTTTTTATAGACTGCACAGAAGCAAACTTCTTTGCAACCCCATAAGTATCTTTATAGGATCAGAGGATGAATCTATCCGACCGAATCAAACTTGCCCGGAAGAAAGCAGGACTTACCCAGTCTCAGCTTGCCGAATCCGTTGGTATCGCGCAGACAGCCATCAGCCAACTCGAATCTGGGAAGACGCTGCGATCTTCCTATCTGGTTCAGATAGCCAGAGCATGTGGCGTGAACAGCACATGGCTAGCATCCGGGGAAGGCGAAATGCTTTCGCCAGAAGATGTTGCGTCCTACTTCAGTAGTGAGCTTGAGGAGATCCTCCGCGGCGAACACGAGGATGACGCAGCGCTCAACTCTGCATTACGAGACAGGATTGAAGAGCTCAGGAGTGCGAGCCGGTACGCGCCTTCCAACTCTCTTCTGACGGAGGAAATACCCTATCTGATTGAGCTGGACGACCCTCGCGACCCATCGAAGACGGTCGTCGAGATTAGCGTAAAGGTTCATCTCGACCTCAACACCGAGATACTTTCGAAACAAGGAGTGCTACCCGAACACGTTGTGGCTGCAGCGATCTCTGGTAACTCAATGACCCCAGTTCTACAGGACGGCGGCACCGTTGTTGCCCACTTGCGCGAGACTCAAGTCGTTGACGGTCGCATGTACGTGCTAGACCACGGAGGGCAGATCAGGGTAAAGGCGCTCTACCGACTGCCAGGCGGCGGCGTCCGCATGAAAAGCTACAATACCAATGAGCATCCCGATGAGACGTATTCGGTGCGCGAGATGGAAGACGCCAACATCCGCATCATGGGGCGCGTCTTCTGGGGCGCATCATTTTACTAGCTCAACCACAAACTCCCGAAAAAACCCGGATCACCGGGTTTTTTTTCGCGTACCGGTTAGGAAAAATCAGCGGCCTGGTAAAAATAATAAAAATACTGCTTGATCACTTATATAAATCTGCTTATATTTTTGTCCATCAGCAACGAACGTGACGGATGAAAGAGATGAGCACGGTTATCAATTTCGGCAAGCTCCAAGGCACCACCGGCGTACTTGCTGAACAAGAGCTGCGTGCCGCCCTTGCTGTCTGCGCTGGCTTGGCCAACAAGGAAATTGCTCGTGTCGTTGGCTGCGCTCCCGGCACCGTCAAAAAATCCATTGAGCGCGTCTTCTTCAAGCTCGGTATCACCAGTCGCTCGGCAATTCCTACAGAGCTGTTCTGCCGTGGCATAGCGCGCCATCTAGTGGTGCTGATCTGCGCAATCCTCACCGGCCATTCCGCTATCAGTGACGACCAGATGCTCCGGGTTCGCCGTGGTGGTGGTGAGCGTCGTGTCGAGTTGCGCATGACGGCGCGACGGGTTGACGGTTACACGATCGCATAAGCAGCGGCGAGCGCCTTCGGTGAGGGTGCTGTCCGGTGCTAAGGCATCACGCGGCGAGCCATGGTGCGGCTAGGCATGGCTGGGTCTGGTAAGGCGTGGCATGGGCTGCAAAGCAGCGTACAGAGCTTTCACTGAGAGCTCTGTGCGATGCGAAAGCATCACCATGGCGCTGCGCGGTTTGGCTTGGCGCGGCTTGGCGCGGTAAGGAATGGCGGGGCGTGGGCTGGATGTATCAGCGTACTGGTCACCACTTGGTGATCAGTGCAGTGAAACAACCATCAAGGCAGGGTACGGAAAATGCAGACGATCAAACTCAAACTCATTGGCCAGTCGCCGCTGCTGATGCACAGCGACCGGTTCGCCAATCCGTTGGACGAAGCGACCAAGGGTCACAAAGTGCTAACCAGCAAGCGCAAAAAGCTGGATGAGGACCACGCCGATATCGCCAAGTCGGAATGGCTCGGAGCGCTATATCATGATGCAGAGCTCGGTCCATTCCTGCCCGGCCAGAACATTAAGTCAGCACTCGTTGGTGCGGCAAAGATCCAGCGCCTGGGTGCTGCGTTCAAGCGTGCTGTGCTGGTTCTGGATGATCGTTGCAAGCTCGAATACACCGGGCCGCGCGACCAAGAAAAGATGTTCGCCAACCCACGCTTTGTAGATGCGCGCAGCGTGGTGGTGGGCACCTCCCGGATTATCCGGTACCGACCTAAGTTTTCGGACTGGACCACCACCGTTGAAATTATGTATTCGCCCGAAATGATCGAGCGCGAAGATGTAATCCGAGCCGCCGAGAACGCAGGCCTGTTCGTTGGTCTCTGCGACTACCGCCCAGAGAAAGGTGGTGCGTTCGGTCGCTTCAATGTCGAGGTGATGGAATGACCAATACGACACTCCACCCTGAATGGCGCCAGGCAGCTAAAGATATTGCCGAGAAGTTCAAATATGGCGATCTGGTGAGCATGGTCTGGCTCCAGGAAGCATTTCACCTGCAAGAGCCAAAAAGCATCGATGAATTCAAGTCTTACCAACTTGATTTTCTCGCCAGCATGGATGCCCTTCGCCAGGAACTTCTTGAAGAGCATAAGTTGGTTCTTCGTAATGTTCGCGGAGCCGGCTATGAAGTAGTTGAGCCAAACGAACAAGTTGAGTTCGCATGGCACTCGGCATTCGGAAAGGTAAAACAAGAGCTGGGCAAGTTGGCCGGTGCAATTCGCAATATCCGCTATGACGAGCTTTCAGAAGAAAAGCGCCGGGAACATGCTGACGCCCAGGCGAAGCTGTGTGGCGTAACGGCTTTCGTGCGACGCGAAGGCAAACGAAAAACAGGACTGCTCAAAGCGTCCTAACAAAAAGAATTAACCAATCTTCACTGATTTCCATATATCGGCGGGCCACCGGCTTGCCTGAAAAAGGAGTTTGACCATGTTGATTCTCACTCGAAAGCCAAGTGAAAACATCCGGATCGGCGACGACATCATACTTACCGTGCTTGGCGTCAGCGGACAGCAGACACGGCTGGGCATCACTGCCCCTCCTGGGGTAGCAGTGCATCGTCAGGAAGTCTACGAGCGCATCCGCGCAGAGACGGTTGCTGCGGGGCAGTCTGAACAAACCGCCGACACCCACGACCCTGATGCATCAGTGAGCATCGATGAGCGCGTGAAGATGGCGGCAGACGCCAGGCGCTACCGCCACCTGCGAGATAGGGCTCTGATCGAAGATGTCGACAACGACCTGCTCGTGTTGCGAGGCGACCGCTACTTAACCGGCGAGGAGTTGGATCGGGAAATTGACAATGCCCTGCGCCTGGCCCGCCTGCTGGAGTCGCACCCATGCGCCGAATGATCGCTATCGCCCTGCTGCTGGTAATCGACCAGGCCGCCGCAGGCGAGCAGCTGATCGATGTACAGCACGACAGCGTGCGCTCGGTCACCTGCTGGATCATCGCGGGCACCGGCATCAGCTGCTTGCCGGACAGTTCGCTCCTACAGCAGGGCACGACCACCGCCACCCCAGAAGATGAGGCAGCACGGGTCTCTCTGGTAGTTTCTGCCGGCGAGATTGGGCCCGCCACCGCCGCCCCACTCCCACAGGAAAAGAGGTTCCAACTATGAACCGCTGCAACGGTACCAAGGCCCAGCGTTTGATCGAGCTGTTTAACGCCTTGCAGCGCCGGGAAACCACCTTCGGCCAGATCTACAAGCTGTCGGCATCGTGCGGCATCGACGCACGCCGGGTGCTGGCTGACCATTTTCAGCAGGACCACTGTCGTGCGTAAGGATGCAGGCGGGCGCCAAACAAAGCGCTGGAGCGAAGCCGAGGACGGCATTATTCGGCGGTTTTACGAAGCCGGTGGCAATGACTCCATGTTGAATCTCCTACCTGGTCGCACCCTTACCGCAATTTGCCAAAGAGCTAAAGGGCTGGGGATTAGGAAGAGCGCGGCTCATCGCGCGGAGTCTTCCAGAAAAGCATTCTTCTCGGCTTGGGAAAAGCGCGGCAAGCCACCTGGCCAAGACCCGAGGCCGGTCGGAGCAATACATCAGAAGGGGCGATACATCCTTGTGAAGGTTTCCCAGCCGGATGTTTGGAAGCCGCTTCATACACACACCTGGGAGCAGGCAAACGGCCCAGTCCCCGAAGGGATGATCGTAGCGGCGAAGGACGGGAATGTTCGGAACGTTGAGCTGGACAACCTTTGTTTGCGCACGCGCTCCGAGAACCAAATCCGCCGTCACGCAAAACACAAGGATCTGCCCGAGGAGCTAATCGACATCCTGCACCTGCAGAACGAAATTAAAAAAGAGATTAAGAGGAGAAAGTCATGAAAAACAAACTGAGCGATCTGCGAGACCACCTCTTTGCACAGCTTGAAGCGGTGCGTGAAGCCACTGACGAAGACTTGGCCAAGGAGGTATCCCGCGCCCAATCCGTCTCCGACATCAGTCGCGTGCTGATCGAGAGTGCCAAGGTAGAGATCGATTACTTCCGCCATATCGGCGGCGAGAACAGCGCCAGCAGCTTCATCGAATCGAAGCCTGCACTTCCACCTGGAAAGGTAACGCGTCAGTGATCACAACTATGGTTGCGACACAATCCACGGATAACGAAAACGTGTCGCGACACGAAAGGGGGTAGGTATGTTTCTGACAGCAGATGAAGTTGCCGACCTGACCGGCTACAAGAAGCCAGGGGCACAGATAAAGTGGCTGACCGCCGAACGCTACGGGTTCGCGGTAGGCGGTGATGGTCACCCGAAGGTGCTGCGCCAGGTTGTTATTGGCCGGCTGGGTGGTATTCAATCAAGGAAGGGGCCGGAGCTTCGGCTGGGTTGAGGTGAAGAACGATGCGTCCGCGCAAGAAGGATCGGCACCTGCCGGCGTGCATGTACCAGAAACATGGCGCTTATTACCTGGTTCGAAAGGGCAAATGGAAGCGCCTGGGCACAGACTTTCAGGCATCCCTGGCCGAGTACGCCAAGCTGCTGGACAAGGGCAGCCAGGGCGGTATGCCCAAGCTGATCGACGACGCGCTCGAACACATGCGCAACCGAACGAAGCCCCCACTTAAGCCAAACACGCTCAAGCAGTATGAAGCGGCGTGCGAGCGCCTGAAGGAAAACTTCGCCGACTTCGAACCCCGCGAGGTGCTGCAGCGGCACGTCGTCGCGCTCAAGCTACACATGGCCGACACACCGAATATGTCGAACAGGGTTATCTCGGTCCTGCGGGCGGTTTTTACCTATGCCCTAGAGCAACAGATCGTCGACTCAAACCCGTGCATCGGCGTCCGTCGACACCTGGAACACAAGCGCGACCGGTACATCACCCATGGCGAGTTCCAAGCGATTTGCGACAAATCCAGCCCAAACATGCGCGTTATCTATGAGATGTGCTACCTGACCGGCCAGCGCATCGGTGACGTTCTGGCAATCCGCCTGGCAGACATCAGCACCGAGGGCATCGCCTTCAAGCAGGAAAAGACCAATGCCAGGCTGCTGGTGAAGATGACGCCAGACCTTGAGGACCTGATTGCCAGAGTCAAGGCGCTGCCGAGGAAGATCCGAGGGCTCACTTTGTTCTGTTCACCGCGCGGCGGAAAGCCGGTGCACTACAGCTCAGTGAAGGACGCCTTCGCCATCAGCTGCAAGAAAGCCGGAGTCGAGGATGCAAGTCTCCATGACCTGCGGGCCAAGTCTCTTTCTGATACCGACGACCAGGGTAACGACGCACAGAAGCTCGGCGGACACACCGACGCCAAGATGACGCAGCGATATCTGCGCCTGCGCAAAATCAACGTGGGCCTGCCGCCGAAGATGCCAAAAAAGCTGTAGGTCGCACCCAAACCATCAAACCCAATGCAAAAAAAACCCCGCATTAGCGAGGTTTTTTTGACTGTTGAACGCTATCAAGCAGCTTTCTTTTCGTCCACATGAGACTCAAGCGCCAAATCAATGGCGTCTAGCTTGGCTTCAATGGACTCGAGAATAGCGGCTGCTTTACGAGCAATGGCGGCAAATTCGAAGTCAGATAGCTTTTTCACAGGAAAGGCCTCGCGTCTAGTTGTTTCACAAATTCGTTAAGGGCAGCTGCGTCGTCGGCGTCAATCGCTTTGGCAATGCCCTCCATGCAAGAAACGTACTCATCAGCTTTGTCGCCTGTCAGCGAGTCATCGATCTCATCGGCCAGAAAGCTGATGAGGAGGGCGACTTGTCTGAAATGCTCGGCGATTTCAGCGTAGGTCGGATTTTCGAGCTGAAGCACGCTGATGTGGAAGTTCTTGGCTTGGTGTAGCACTCGGTTTGCAGCGTTGAGAAGCGACTCGTACAAATGGCGTACCGCCTCAACCTTCTCCGTAGGACTCATCCTTGCAAACCCCGAATCTAAAATAGTCGCGGGATTCTACAGGAGGTGCCATGAGTGTCAACCAAGCACAACAACAATCAACCACACACACATGCTTCGTCAATAGTATTTTCATGAATAATTGATATAGGGAAAATGAATGGATAACTCAATTCCGAAACGCTTTCCCTTTCCAACCTCTTCAATTACGACATTAGCGCATCCCTGGGGTTCCGCCATAAATAACGGTGAATTTCCTTGCTGCTATAGGCTTCATCGGCCGGACCAAGGTTTCCTTGAGCCCCATATCGACCTTCAACCCGCGCCTACAGCGCTTAAAAATCCCTGTAGTATTAGACAGATGTGAATTGTCAAATAGACAGGTAGAGCCGAAAGCCCCGTATGACAGACCTTTCAAGTCACACCCCAATGATGCAGCAGTACTGGCGCTTGAAAAACCAGCACCCTGATCAGTTGATGTTCTACCGCATGGGCGACTTCTACGAGATCTTCTACGAAGACGCGAAGAAGGCTGCCAAGCTGCTGGACATCACGCTGACCGCGCGCGGGCAGTCGGCGGGGCAGTCAATTCCGATGTGTGGGATTCCTTACCACTCCCTCGAAGGCTATCTGGCCAAGCTGGTAAAGCTGGGTGAGTCGGTGGTGATCTGCGAGCAGATCGGCGATCCGGCCACCAGCAAAGGCCCGGTGGAACGTCAGGTGGTGCGCATCATTACGCCGGGTACGGTGAGTGATGAAGCGCTGCTGGATGAGCGTCGCG